GAGTAATGATTTCTGATAATCCGATCATCGGCATGAAGCTGGTGAGCGGTGAGGAGATTATAACCCACGCACGTTTCAATAAAATTGAGCGTGCGTGGCATCTCCAGTTTCCTGGTATGCTAGTGCCTATGACAAGTTCATCAGGCAAGCCGTCTATAGGTGTCGGTGACTATCTACCTTTTACAGAAACCAAAGAGATAGTGATACGTGAAGATTGCGTAATGTTTACATATACACCTGATAATGAAATGATTACAGGTTATAAAAGCAATTTCGATTCAGAAGAATTGCCAGATAAAGCTAATATTGTACCATTTACACGCAAGTAATCATGAACACTCTCGTTAATATTCTAGAAAAATATAAAATCTGGTATCAGGATCTCCACGAAAATACAAATTATTTTCGTGGGTTTTCTCTTAAATTTTTCATACCAAACCTTTCATCATTAATCAGAGATAGCAATATACACACCGCACTTGATTATGGATGTGGAAAAGCTGAGCTACATGAAACTTTTCGCTTGAAAAAGCTATGGGGTTTACATAAGCTAGACAAATATGATCCTGGTGTCAAGGAGTGGTCTGATCTACCAACATCTTCTTATGATCTTGTATTTTGCATTGATGTGATGGAACATATTGAGGATGATGACGTTGATAATATTCTACGGCATATCTATAGCTTGACAAATAAGATTGCTTTCTTTTCAATATCAACACGTCCAGCAACTAAAAGATTACCCGATGGTACAAATGTACACAAAGCTATTCATACCGAACAATGGTGGCGCGATAGAATTGATGCTGTATTCAAAGACAAACTGGCCATCGTAAATTTTTCTCTTTGATTACTTTAACCCTTTACAAGTGGGTGGAAACCCTGTATAATAGGGCCTATGACAAAGTTTTATACATTTGCTTTCCAAATCGGTAACACGATTCACGTCCGCGGCTATGAGAACGGAATCCGTTTCTCTGAGAAGGTTAAATACCGACCGACCCTCTTTATACCATCAAAGCGAAAAGGCCTGACCCCAAAGTCGGGCTGGAAAAGTATTTGGGGTACCGAGGTTGAGCCATGCCAATTTGGTGATATCCGCGAGGCCAAAGATTTCATTGAGCAATATAGCGATGTATCCAATTTCGATATCTTTGGCTTGCCTCGCTTTCAATATGCATATCTCAATGAAGAATATCCATATGAAATCCAATATGATCGTGACCTAATCGAGATAGCCAATCTTGATATCGAGGTTGGTTCTGATAATGGATTCCCAACACCAGAAGCTGCGGCCGAGCCAATCACGGCTATCACTCTCAAGCGCGGTAAGAAATTTATCGTCATGGGTTGTGGCGACTATCGCCCATCGCGCCATGATGTCAAGTATATGAAATGCCGTGATGAACGTGATCTATTGGAAACATTTCTGATGGAATGGGAGCGCGGCCATCATCCTGAGATTGTCACTGGTTGGAATGTCACCTTCTTTGATATTCCATATCTGGTGAATCGTATCACTAAGGTATTAGATGCAAAGGCTGCAAAGCGACTATCACCTTGGGGATTCATCTCGCAGCGCACTACAAACATCATGGGTAAGACGCAAACAGCCGTTGATATGGCTGGCGTGTCCACTCTTGATTACCTTGAAATGTATAAGAAGTTTACATATTCACAACAAGAATCATATCGCCTAGATCATATTGCTAATGTTGAGCTAGGTGAGAAGAAGCTTGACTATTCTGAATATGGTTCATTGCACAATTTGTATAAAGAAAACTATCAGAAGTTTATCGACTATAATATCAAAGACGTTGAACTTGTTGATCGCCTCGATGAGAAAATGAAGCTTATCGACATGGTGCTTGCTCTGGCCTATGATGCTAAGGTAAATTATACTGACGTATTCACTCAGGTTAAGATGTGGGATGTTCTAATTCACAATCATCTGTGGAAGAAGAAGGTCTGCGTGCCTATCACTGGTGGTGGTAGCAAGGATGAAGCTTATGTTGGTGCATATGTCAAAGAACCACTTGTTGGCGCGCATCAATGGGTATTGTCATTCGATTTGGATTCACTGTATCCGCATCTGATCATGCAATATAATATCTCACCCGAGACACTTGATCGTGTAAATCGTGTGGATATTACTGTTGATAATCTACTCAATCCAAATTATCAGCCGCCCCTGCGTGAGGGTTATAGCCTTGCTGCAAATGGTCGATACTTCAGCAATCAGTCTCAGGGCTTTCTACCTGAGATGATGGAACGCATGTATGAGAGTCGTTCTGAATATAAGCGTAAGATGATCGAGGCACAAAAGGCTGTTGAATCTGCAAAGACTCCACAAGAAAAGCGCGACCATGAAAAGGCTGTATCTCGATATAAGAACATGCAGCTTGCAAAAAAGGTTCAGCTAAACTCAGCTTACGGTGCAATCGGTAATCCATATTTCCGCTTCTATGACCTTAATCAGGCTACAGCTATCACAGTCGGTGGTCAGCTTTCTATTCGCTGGGCTGAAGTTAAGATTAATGAATATATCAATAAGCTTCTTGGTACAGAAGATGTTGACTATGTTATCGCGGTTGATACCGATAGCTTGTATATCACTCTTGATGGTCTGGTGACTAAGGTATTTAAAGACAAAACTCCTACAACCGAACAGATTGTCACCTATCTTGACAAGATCGCTTCACAGGCATTCAAGCCAGTCATTGACAAGATATATGCAGGCCTGCATGAGCATATGAATGCCTTCGCACAGAAGATGTCTATGAAGCGAGAGAACATTGCAGACCGTGGTATCTGGACAGGTAAGAAGCGTTACATTCTGAATGTTCATGATTCTGAAGGTGTGCGATATGAAACACCAAAGCTAAAGATGATGGGCATCGAAGCAGTCAAATCTTCGACTCCTGCATTTTGTCGCAAGGCTATTAAAGATGCATTGAATATCATTATGACTAAAGATGAGAGCGCAATGCATCAGTTTATTGCATCTTTTCGCGAGCAATTCAATAAGATGCGCTTTGAAGATATTGCATTTCCAAGAGGTATTCAGGGCCTTGGAAAATATAGAATGGTCGAGAAGGGTATTCCAATTCATGTGAGAGCTAGTCAAACATATAATACTCGGCTCAAACAACTCAAGCTTGATAAGACCTATGATCTTATTAAAGATGGTGATAAGGTAAAATTTTGTTATATGAAAATGCCAAATCCATTAAATGAGAATGTATTGGCTATCGCATCCGTTCTACCATCAGAGTTTGAGATTGACCGATACATAGATTATAAGACACAGTTTGAAAAGGCATTTCTTGATCCACTTCGATCAATCCTTGATGTGATTGGTTGGCAAGATGAGGATAGGCCGACGCTTGAGAAATTCTTTTTATAATTCAACCATACAGAGGATATGATGAGCAAAGATTTTTTTAGAGATTTGGTCAAACAAATCGGCGACGTTGATACCCATATTGCTGATGATGGTTTACATTCATCAGAATTTGCTGGTGCAATGGATACAGGTTCATATCTATTAAATGCAGAACTATCTGGCAGCATCTATGGTGGTGTGCCTAACAATAAGATCACAGCATTTGCTGGTGAAAGCGCAACGGGTAAGACATTCTTTGTTCTTGGTCTCGTGCAACAGTTCCTAAAAGATAATCCTGATGCTGGTGTCTTTTATTATGACACAGAAGCTGCGGTTACTAAGGAAATGTTTGTAGCTCGTGGAATCGATCCGCGCCGGGTTGTTATTTCTGAGCAGGCCACTGTGCAGGGTTTCCGCACTCATGTTATGAGAACGCTTGATAACTATCTCAAGGTGCCTGAGAAAGAACGTCCAAAGATGCTTATGGTGCTTGACTCGCTGGGTCAGCTTTCAACTGAAAAAGAATTGGAAGATATCGCAGAGGGTAAGAATACTCGCGATATGACTCGGTCACAGCTTATTCGTGGTGCTTTCCGCGCATTATCACTCAAGCTTGCTCGGGCTAATGTATCGCTGCTGGTGACCAATCATATCTTCAATGTGATCGGTGCATATGTGCCGACCAAAGACATGGGTGGTGGTGAAGGTTTGAAGTATGCAGCCTCACAGATTATTTTTCTGTCTAAGAAGAAGGATCGTGATGGTACAGAGGTTGTCGGTAATATTATTCATTGTCGTGTAGCCAAGAGTCGCTTTACTAAGGAAAACAAGTCGATTGATGTAAGGCTATCTTATGATAAGGGCCTTGATCGTTACTACGGATTGCTTGACTTGGCTGAGAAATATGGTATAATCAAGAAGATCGCGAATCGTTTTGAAATGCCTGATGGTGGTAAATATTATGCGAAGCAGATTGAACAAGATCCTGAACGGTTTTTTACAAAAGATTTGCTAGATCGTATTGATGCGGTCGCAGCCAAAGAATTTAAGTATGGTCAAGGCGAAACAAGTGAGGTAGAACATGACGAAGAAGAAAGTGCCAACGAGACCGCTAGCTGAGTATACAGTGGTCGATCACGCTGAAGTGAAAGACCACATGTGCTTTGGTATTGAATCTGGTAAGTTCAAAGGGACGGTATTTCGTTTCGATACCGTCAAGGTTGGCGAATCTCTTGATGATGAAGATAATGCAGTCGTCAGATTTACCTATACAGTATTAGAAAATGAATTTAATACTAAGGGCAATCAAGACTTCGAACGTACCATAGCATCAATACTATATCATATAATTGAAACAACGGCGGAAATGAATGCGAATCGAAACGACGGTGCTTCGGCACCTACTACATGATGATGATTTTGCACGAAAGGTATTACCTTTTGTAAGCGAAAAATATTTCTCTGATGTCTCTGAAAAGCTAGTATATTCTCGCATTTCAGAGTTCATGGAGAAATATAATTCTCTTCCTACCCGTGAGGCCCTATCCATCGAGATAGAAGGCACCAAGGGTTTGGGTGAGAAGGAACATCAGTCTGTTATGCAGATTATCGATGGGCTTACTCGACCAGAGCCTGTCGATAAGACCTGGTTGCTTGACTCTACTGAGAAGTTTTGTCAAGAGCGAGCCATTTATAATGCAATCATGGATAGCATCACTATCCTTGATGGTAAAGATAAAGATCGCAGTAAGGGATCAATCCCTCAGATACTCACCGATGCACTTGGTGTATCCTTTGATACACATATTGGTCATGACCTGATCGATGATTATCAGGGTCGATATGACTTCTATCATCGTGTAGAAGAAAAGGTTCCGTTTGATCTAGAATACATGAACAAGATTACTAGAGGTGGTCTATCACGCAAGTCGCTGAATATTATTTTGGCAGGTACTGGTGTTGGTAAATCTCTAGCAATGTGTCATATGGCCGCAGCCAATTTGATGATGGGTAAGAATGTTCTATACATCACAATGGAAATGGCTGAAGAAAAGATCGCGGAACGTATTGATGCTAACCTGCTGAATGTACCAATTCCAGATTTGCAATCTCTGCCTAAAGACCTATATGAAAAGAAGATTGCAGGTATTCGAGCAAAGACTACTGGCAAGCTTATTATCAAAGAATATCCGACAGCTTCAGCACATGCTGGTCATTTCCGTCATCTACTCAATGAATTAAATCTGAAGCGGTCATTCGTACCAGATATCATCTATATTGACTATCTGAATATTTGTATGTCTGCGCGTATCAAGACTGGTTCTAATGTAAATAGCTATACCTATATTAAGGCTATAGCAGAGGAGCTAAGAGGTCTTGCAGTTGAGCGCAATGTTCCAATCGTATCAGCGACACAAACCACTCGATCTGGTTATTCAAGTTCTGATGTCGACTTGACTGATACCTCCGAATCATTCGGTCTACCTGCGACTGCTGATTTCATGATTGCACTTATCTCTACTGAGGAGCTACAAGAGCTAAGTCAGTTCATGGTAAAACAGCTAAAGAATAGATATAGTGACCCGGCCGTGCATCGTAGATTTGTTATCGGTGTCGACCGGGAGAAGATGCGCCTCTATGATGTCGAGCAATCGGCCCAGTCAGATATCATGGAGGACAGACCTGTCATGGATAAGACCGCATTTGGTCAACGCCGTGATGAGGAAGAGACTATGGGTTGGAAAACAAAGAAAACGGGTCGGAAGGACTTCTCAGGTTTAAAGGTGTAAAATGGGTAAGAGTCGCAAGTTTGATCCGGATGATTATGAAGATGATTACGGGTTCACGGATCGTAAAGAAAATGACTGGCGAGATGAACGCAAAGAAAAGCGTGCTAAGAAAGAGGCCATAGATGTCGAACCACCTAAGACTATATGGCAACCTAAAACTCCGCGGGCTCGTCGTTAATATATACTTCTGACCCTATTTCGCCATTGACATTGAGCGGTCATCCTGGTACTATTAACCCATGATGAGAGGTGTCCATGGCAAGATCAGGTCCGCGCATAGCGGTCTATGGCAGGGACAAAGTCTATAGGGACCTCATCCGTGGGGCTACCAGATGGATGGTATCCGATCTGGTAGGCCCTAGACTTTCAGAGACTTTGACCATCAAGGTCAAGCTGGTCAAAGACCTCTTTAAAGAAGAGGGTGTATTGGGCGACTGTGAATGGATAGATGATAACAAACGCCCAAGAGAGTTTTTGATTAGACTCTATGCTGGTCCAAACCGCAAGAGAACACTCAAGACTCTAGCCCACGAGTTGGTGCATGTAAAGCAATTTGCTAGAAGCGAAATGTATGATCATGTACAGAATATCGATCTTGTGACCTGGAAAGGTCAACGAGTAGATTCTAATAAGGTTAGCTATGAGGATCATCCTTGGGAGAAAGAGGCCTACGAAATGGAAACGCCTCTATTGAACAAATGGGCTCATATAACTGGTAATGAACAATACATTTGGAGGTCTAGAAGATGATGTGGTTATTGGTAGTGGTGAGCCTAGTATTCACCACGGATGAAGGTCCTAAGGTTTCTCTACTTCTTGCATCCTCATATGAGGAATGTAATACATGGGCCAATATTGGTAATGCTGGTGGTCTAGATCGACCTACTGGTGCAAGAAATGGTTTCTTCTGTTATAGGCTAACTCAATGAGTCAAGAAGTTAGCATACCCACAGCTTTCTATGATAGTCTGAAAATAGAATCTGTTGAAAGACTTTATGAAGCCAAATATGTTGGTGCATGGTCAATCAAAGATAAAACAGGAGATTGGAGTCTACATCCTGTTGAGGTTTTCTACCAGCCTATTTTGAGAGATGCATCACACAAACATTATTTTGGAGTTTATTTGGGACCAGAGGGACATGCATATATCTGTGATGCAACATCAGCCTTTTCTGGTCCAATTGCAGGAGCAGTTGCAGATGATGGTGAGATTATCGTAAGCGGATATAGACACGACTATCGGAAAAGTAGAGATGGGTCTGTATTCATTGACGGTGGTCGAGATTACATCAAAACCAATACTAGAAAATTAGTTAATCTTACTATGGTTGAAGGTAAGCTTATAGTTTCATAAATATGGCTATCATGTAAAGAGGTAGCCATGTCATTCAAAAAATGGTTGTTTGAGCAAACGGAGTCTAAGAGACTTCCTTTCGACAAAGCGAAGCGTCGTGGGTGGTGGCGTGAAGGTGATCACTATATTCTATATCACGGCACTCATGATCGCAATATAGCATCAATGATGAAATCTGGTATCAATAAACCAGATCCATCTACTGGAATGTATTCAACAACACCAGACCCCCACACCGCACATGGTTATGCATCCATGTCTGGTGGTGG